GGAGTGAGTGATGGAAGAACTAATTAACAAGATTAAATCAATGAGTAAAACTACTCTTGCAGTAATCGGTATATTCGCAGTAATTGTTATTGTTAATATGCTTGGTTATGGTGGTTAATGTAGGTACTGAACAACTACCTGTATGGGTTTATGTTCACCATAGGATGAAGTGATGAGTAGATTAGTATTATTTATTGCTATGCTTGTGTCAATGACGGCAATAGCCTTCTTTAATATGCCACAGCAGATGTACCAAGTAGGTAGTAAGATGATGTTTCCTGCTCAAGATGTAACTAAAGCACAGCCACAGACATTAGTATGTGATTGTAATTGTAATAAGTAGAAGGAGAATAAGATGACATATAGAGAGATTATTAATAGTGTCCTTAGAAGGTTAAGAGAAGATACTATTGACTCTGATTGGTCAGGTAACTTGTATGACTCTAATACTGTAACTGATTATCAAAAGTTAATTGGTGAATTAGTTAACGATTCAAAGAAGAGTGTAGAGTCTTATCACGATTGGCAAGCTCTACGTGAATCCTTTAATATTAAGACTAAAGCTGGTAATATGCAATACACCTTAGGCGATGCTACTAGAGGTGCTGGTGTTACATTCAAAGTATTAGACGTAATTAATCAAACTACAGGTACTGTCCTTACGCAAGTTCCTAGCTCTTGGTTAAATCAGAAAGTGTTTCCTTTAACATCTATTCAATCAGGAGAGCCTTACCATTATGCTTTTAATGGTATCTCTCAAGCTACTCCTACCAGAGAGCCTGACTTTAATATTGATTTATACCCTGTACCTACATCTTCTAATACTATATCTATTAACTTAGTAGGCGCTCAACGTGATTTAACTACAGCTTCTCAAGTGTTAAGGACTCCTTCCCAGCCTGTTATCTTAGGTGCTTGGTCTAGGGCTATTGCTGAACGTGGTGAAGATGGCGGTACTATTTCTAGTGCTGTATCTGCTGAAGCTAGAGAATCTTTGGTTATGGCTGTCCAGTTGGACTCTAGTAACATGGAATACGAAAGAGACTGGGTGGTTAATTAAATGTTAAATGCTCAGTCAATAGGGTCAGTAGCTTTAGATACTATAGGTATTAACGGATTAGACTCTCAAACAACAGCTACAGCTCTTGGTAATGAGTGGTTTACTAAGGCTGATAACATTACTTATACTGAAGGTGGTAAAGTTACTTTCCGTAAAGGTCTTAAACAAGGTACATTAGACTCAGGTTCTAAGATTGGTTCTATTGTTGAACATATCACTTCTACAGATACTAAGCAGTTCGTTAGTTATGGTGGTACAGTCGCTGAGTTAGATTTAACTGATAAAGATGCTGCTTTTATCAATACTTATTCCCCTGCTGGAGTTACTACATCAGATTGGCAGTTTCATAACTTTAACAATAAACTTGTAGGTGTACAAGATGGGGGTGTTAAACCTATCTTATATGATTCAGGTACTTGGAAATACTTAGAAGATGTAGTAGACACTACTTCTACTGGAACTGAGATTAATGCTGGTTCTTTTAATGTAGGTACTCGTTATAGTATTTCAGAAATAGGTACTACAGACTTTACAACTATAGGTTCTGCTTCTAATACTATTGGTGTTATCTTTACAGCTACAGGCGTAGGTTCAGGTTCAGGGAAGGCTTTCGAAGGAGGTACTATGCCAGAAGGTGTTACTACTTTTGACCCTAGCTGTAGTCTGGGTTACTACGGTAGATTATGGGTAGGGGGTATTACTGAAGAGACGGATGTAATTCATTACTCAGCTTTACTAAGTGAAACTACTTGGTGGGCTGCTGCGGGTATTACAGATGCTGGTTACATTGACCTGAAGACTGTTTGGGGTAAAGATGAGATTGTTGCTTTACACGCCCATGCTGGTAAGTTAGTTATATTCGGTAAGGAAAACATTGCTATTTATAACAACCCTCAAGCTGTAGGTGTTATGGCGTTAGATGAAGTTATTAGAGGTATTGGTTGTGTAGCTAGAGATTCAATTCAAGCTATCGGTGAGGACATCTACTTCTTATCTGATACAGGTGTTCGTTCATTGAAACGTACAGCTACTTTTGATAAGCTCCCTTTACAAGAGATTTCACCTACGATTAAAGATGAGTTAATTGCTAATATTAAAACAGGTAGTGACGTTAAATCAGTCTATATTGCTAATGAAGGTCTATATCTTATTACTTTTGTAGATAAGAATGTTACTTACGTTTTTGACTTAACTTACCCAACACCTAAAGAAACACCTAGAGTTACGAAATGGTCATTTGCTAGTGATAGACATCCAGCCTCTCTAGCTTACACTGCCGAGTATGGTTTATTAGTGGGACAATACACAGGACGTGTAGCTACTTATGAAGGTTATTGGGATTCTGATTACTCAGGTTCTAACGTATATGTAGAGACCCCTTACACTAGTAGTATCTCTACAGTTTGGATTGACTTAGGTCAGGGTGTTACCGCATCTATCTTGAAGAAGTTTATTATGGTAGTATCAGGAGGTCAAGGTGCTGATGTAGGCTTACGTTTATATAAAGACTTTGAGATATCCCCTAAACTATCACCTACATTTAAACTAAACCCTACATTATCTGGAACTCCTTATCTGTTCGGTAACTCTACCTCTTTATATAGTACAGCTAAGTATGCTCCTATTCATGGATTAAAAGAACATTCAATACCATTAGCAGGAAGTGCTAAGTATTTAAGATTAGAAATGGATGCTGTTACAAGCGGTTATAAAGCTTCACTACAATCATTATCATTATTATATAAACAAGGTAAAACATTATGAGTAATTATACTATCGCAGTTAACTGGGCAGGTAAGGATGCCTTACTAGATACTGATGCAAACAAGGTAATATCTGGAGATGACTTCAATACTGAGTTCACTACAGTTAGGGCAGCTGTTAACTCTAAAGCTGATGTTAATGGTAGTGCTAGTGAGAACTTCGTATGTAATGTACTCACCGCTGATTCAGGTACTGTAGATGGAGAAGTTATTGTTACATTAGATACCCCTCAAACATTCACTAAAGCTCATACTACAGCTTCAGAGACTGTAGCTCTAGCCTCTAGTCAGATAGCTAACTTATTAAATACTGATACATTCATTGTTAATGTCCAAGGTGATGGTTATACATTAAGTGTTTCAAATCAAACTGCAGGTGCTAAGGCTGACTTCATTATTAAGAACCAAGGTGCTTACGATATAGCTTTTGAATCAGCATTTAAGTTCAATGGCGGTGAGCAAACTATCACCTCAGGTGTCGATAAGATAGATTTAATACACTGTGTGTCAGATGGTACTTATATGTATTGTACGATTACTAAAGACTTAACCTAGGAGATAGTATGGGAGGTTCAGTAAACGACCCTAATTTAGCTAAAGAGTGGAGAAACCCTGGCTTACAGGCACGTCAGCCTTTAGCTAGACCTGACAGCCAGCGAGATTCATTATCTTCTACCGATACATTACAAAGTGATTTCTTCGGTGAAGGTGGTATCGGTGGTATGTTAAGACAAGCTTTAGGTACTGATACTATTCCTGGTTTTGATAACTCAGGCTTCGGAGGTGGTAGTTATTCCTCAGGAGGTAGCTCTAATATAGGTACTGGTGGTAATGCTCCTTTCATAGCAACCCCTAATACTAATACACAACCTTCCTTTAATACAAGTAGCGGTTCTGATTATTCTCCTAGTTTTACTAACTCAGGGATGGGAGGTGCTAGTAATAGTAATAACTTCTTATCTGACTGGGCTTCTAGTTTAGATTTAGGTGGCTCTTACAACGCTGATTTCTTTAATCAACCTGAAGGGTTAGGAAGCTCTGATTACTTCGCTAGTAATAACCTCTTTAATTTCGGTAATCAAGCATTAGGTAGCAATATACCTGGAATAGGTGACTTTGCTAAAGCTAACTCATTAGCTAATGATTTTGGTTATGGTAATAAGAATGTAAATGATGCTATGGGAGTATTAGGTCTTACTGGTAATAAACTGTTTGACTACGCTGCCAATGCTACAGGTAATTCATATCTTGGTATGCTTAACGATGACTTCTCTCAAAGAGGTATTGTTAATAAAGCATTAAGATTAGGCGATGTCCCTTATGCAGGTGGTATTATGACTGCATTAGACTATGAACAAGGTATTACCGATTGGGGTGGAATCTTTGGAACTGTAGGTGGTATGTTACTAGGACCTTTCGGGGGAATAGCGGGTACTTTAGGTGGTAACTACTTTGGTGGTAAAGATTATAATGAAAACTGGGCTGGACCTTCATCTGAATGGGCTACTGCAAATGGTTACAAGCAAGGTACTGAGATGTATGACCAAGCTGTAGATAACTATAGAGCTAGAGATAGGTCTGGTAAGCTTACAGATAGCCAGCAGTTCTTTAAAGAAGACTGGCAGAATGACAAGTTCGACCAGCAATGGTTCGAAGCTAATATGTTAGGCGGTAGAAGTATTGATGAAGGCGTTTATGTTCCACCTACTAGTGTAGAAGAAGCTATAGCAGATGGTGTTCCTTTTGGTAATGAAGGTGATGATACGTGGACTGATGGTCAAACTACTTTCCATAGCGGTGGTTATAACTGGAATGGTAGTTCTAACACTGGTACTGATAGTTTTGGTAATGATATAAGTGGTACTACTGATGAGACTGGAGCTACTCAGAGTGATTATGATAGCTACGATAGTCCTACTGAATCTACAGGTAATACAGGTGGTGATGGGACTTCAGATTCAAGTGATGACCCAGGTGGTGATGATGATGATTCTGGTGGTTGGAGCTGGTAATGAATATATTTAAGGAGAAACAATAATGGCAAGTATGGATTGGTTTGATGACGCAGGTGACTGGCAGTGGTTAGATGATATTGGTGGAGGCATCTCTGATTTCTTTGGAGGTAGCTCTACACCTAATTATGGTCAAGGTAATAACTTACTTCAACCTGTGCAACCTTCACCTCAGAGACAGATTGGTCCTCTGACGGAACAAGGTAACTTCGGTGGAGACTATGGTTTATTTCAAGGTCTAGGTGACTTCTATAATAATAACAAAGGTTGGATTGACCCCGCTGTGCAGTTTGGTGGGGAGTATTACAAGGCAGACCAAGCAGCCGACCAAGCAGACCTTTATAAGAAACGTCTTCAACCTAGTATTGATTTTTCTAATAAAGCTTCTGCTAGACAACAAGCATATTATGACCCTGCTGCGGTTGAAGCTGGTGTGGGTGCTGACTTAGATAGGATGCAAGGTATGTTATCTCAACAGTACAGACGTGCTGACCAGCCTAGATATGCCAGTGCTGTTGATAGAGGTACTTTAGGTGCTAGTACATTCGCTAGGTCAATGGCGACTAGAGATGCTGAACGTGATGCTAACTGGGCTAATGTTGTTGTACCAGGCGCTTATGACCGATACTATAACAGAGGTAAGCAAATGAGTAATGCTGATACAGCTACAGCTCTTATGCTTTCAGGCAATCCTGTGCTTCAGAAAGAGTATGCTCAAGCTGATTATAGGTCAGACCCTTGGGGTAATGCTATTACTAACTATTTCAATCAAGGATAATCATGGGCTTATTTACACAAGAACCTAAGACAGACTACTCTGTTCCTCTCTTCGAGAGATTAGCTGTTCAGAATGAAAAGTCACAACGTCAGTTTACTGATATGTACTTAGACCCTGCTATTAAAGAGAACATTGGTTATGAGTCTCCTCGTATGAAGATGAAGACATTAACTCAAGGTGTTGACCTTACTGATGGTAAGAAGGTTCAAGAGACATTCTTAGCACTACAAGCTATAGACCCTCAAGAAGCTCAAGGTTGGTTAGAAAGTATTAAACCAGTTATTCAACAACAGTTAAACTCGTTGAAGATTAAGGACGCTAAACTTAAATCTGATATCTTAGCTAATAAAGGTAATGTTAACGCTTATTGGACAGGCAGGGCACGACCTCAGTTTATTAATGACGAGACTAAGAAACTATTTGAAATACATGGTGTTGCTGGACCAGGTGTACCTACTATGGCATTGTTTAGAAGTAGACTTAAAGACCTTGGTCTTGAGAAAGCTGACCGTAATAGAGTATATCAAGACTTAGCTAAAGCTCTTAAGGCTGAAGAGAAGGATTGGAAGACTAAGAATCAAGTTAGAGACTTTAATGCCCCTACTATTAATACTATACCCACAGCTTCTTCTAACGAGTTTGATGACCCTAATGATAACCCTGAGAGTATTACAAGTAACGTATTAGGCTCTCAGAATACACCAGGTATCACTCAGATTAATAAAGAAGCTTCAGCTTTAGATAATTTCATAGCAAACCCTAAATCACAGGCGAATGCTGATGTAAGAGACAGACTGAGTAATACTTTCAATAAAGTAGATAAAGCAGGGTCTACTAAGTTTGAGTTTAATATGACTAAATCAGAGCGTACAGTTGAGAATAAATTAGACGCACTTAGAGATTGGCTAGGTAACGGTAATGTGTTAACATCAGAAGCACATCGATACTTTTCATCTAAACCTGAGGAGTTAGATAAGTTTGAAAAGAATCCTATTATGTGGTTCTTCGCTAATATTAAAGCTAACGATAAGACTGATTACAGTGAGTATAACCCATTCGGGAACTAACTAATGCTTGACCCTAGACAGTACGATTATGACCCAGCTATTATGGAGGCGCACCGTGCCACCCAAGATGCTTCTAAACCTGCAGACTTAAACTTCTGGGAAGGTGTTACAGGGGGTCATGAGACTTTCTCCACCTGGGCTTCTTCAGGTCTTCTAGGACAGATGATTTCTAAAGGTTTTAGCGATGACACTGAAGCTGATTGGTTTGTACAACGACATGCTATTGACTTTGGTTATACTGAGTTAGATAATCAAATTAAAGCTATGAATGTGGAAGCTAAGTTACGCCCCTTAGATAACACTGAGCAAGCATATCTTAATCAAATGATTAAGGACCGTGATGATATTAAATCAGGCTTACTTCAAGCTAAAGAATATTATGGGGGCAACTTAGACGCTAAGATTTATAAAGATGGTAAATCCTTCAACCAGAAATGGGGCATGGGTGATGAGGATGCTATTGGCTTAGGTGAGTTCTGGGATGTGTTAAAAGCTAACCCTACTTATACGTTAGGTGCTATCACAGGTGAGTTGATTAAAGATTTACCTCTATCTGTACTAGTATGGTTAGGTGTTACTAAGATTTCTAGCGTAGCTAATACAGCTAAAGCCTTAAGGGCTAAGCTTACAGCGATACGTCCAGGTTATCTTAGATTTGGAGCTTACGCAGGTACAGGTACTACTGTAGGCGCTGCAGCTGGTGCTGGATATGAAGCTCTATATTCTCAATTAGATGAAGGTACTTTCCAAGAAGATAATATCTGGATGGGTGCTAAGTTTGGTGGTCTATTTGGTTTACTAGGTGGTATGGCTTCAGCAGCTACTAGTTCTAAGATTAGTATGACTGGTGAAGTTAGTGCTGAAACGATAGCTGGTCCTTTAGGAGACATAGGTAAGGCAGGTAAACAAGGTGGTAAGGTTAACTCTCGAGAAGCTAACACCTTGATGAGTAACATCGCTAAGATAGCTGAAGATGAAGAAGAACTAATTACTAAACAAGCTGAAGGTTTAGACATCCTACCTCAGTTTAAACAATACGAACAACCAGGTAAAGGCGCTCCTGAGACTTTACTATCTGAGAATACAGATAAAGGTTTCATTACTAAGATAGACGATGCTTACACTGAGAAACAACGTAAGGCTCTACTAGCAGAACTTGAGGATATGTTATCTAAAGGTCCTGAGTCTAGAGGGGCTTTCCGTAGTGTTAACCTTAAGGATATGTCGTTAAGAGATGTAGTTAACTTACGCAACCCTACAGCTTATAGAGCTATGGTTAAGTCACATCAGAAAGCTAGAGGTTCTTTAATGCTTAAGAATAAGCTAGAGGGACGTAAGAATCCTGAAGCTTTAACAAGCAAGCAAGAAGTAGAAGCTAGAGCTATTGCTAAGCGTGAGTTAGACTTATCAGATAAGCGTATTAAACAAACATTAACTACTGAACGTAACAAGCTACTTAAGCAACACGAGGCTGACCTAGATGCTAACGCTCCTGGTCAAGCTGAAGCTCAGCGTATCATTACAGAACAGGAACGTAGAACAGGGTTACACACTGAACTTAAGACTTTAAGTAGCCAGAAGAACTTAACGCCTGAGGAGCAGTTAAGATTAACTCAGGTTAACGAAGAGCTTAGAGCTATTGATGAGTTAGAGACTGTAGATAAAGTAGCTACTAGTAAGACAGCTGACTGGATTTCACGTAACCCTTACAAAGCGTTAGGTATAGGCGCTGTCGCGGGAGCTACTTTAGTTCCTGGTGAAGACACCTTCTTTAATACTGTAGCTGGAGCTGGTATAGCCTTTGGTGGAGCTAAGGCTTACAAGGCTATCACTAATAGAGCTTTCAATCAAGCTGCTATGCGTATTAAAGGTAATGTTATTAAGAACATACCTCAGTCAGAGCGTGAGCTTAAGGTCTTTGAGTATAAGATGGAACAAGCTGTTACTGATATGGAAGAGCTATTCAAAGGTTCTAAGTTAGGTAGACATCTTATTAACTACTTAGAGACAAGTAATCCTAAGTTTAAGGGTGTTACTTTAAGTGACTCTCAGATAGAGGCGGCTAAGGGTATTAGACGAGTTCTTGATACTATTGGCTTAGCAGCTGAAGACGCAGGTATCCTAAAGAAAGGTGGTCTAACTAAAGGTAACTTTAAGAAAGGTGAACGTGGTGCTTTCTTACATAATTACTTCCCACACTTGTTTAACAAGAAGATGACTGATGAAGATATGCAGTTATTAGTTAAGAAGTGGGGTGACGCTAATCCTAAGAGTGGTTTAGAACGTACTATCTTAGGTACTATTGAATACATTGAAGAGTTCCATGGTCACTTAGGTATTATTACTGACCCTAGTAAAGCTCTTAGTCTATATGTACAAGCTATGACTAAGGCTATCCACGGTAAGCGTATCCTTAATGACTTAGCTAATGAAGTTAACCTTAGTATGGATGTTAAGAAGTACACACCTGCTTTAATGTCTGACGATGCTTTCCAGATACTTAAGAAGCAAGGTAAGTTGACTGACCAACAAGCCTCTCACTACCAGACATTCGACCATAACTCATTAGAAGGTTACAGAGTTCATACTGACGTTAAGAACTTAGTAGACTCACACTTTGACTATATACGTAAAGGTACTTATAGTGAGATTATGGAGAGCGTACTACAGATTAACAACGGTCTTAAACGTATCTTCGTATTTGGCTCGCTCTTCCACGCTCAAGCCTTAGTAACATCATTAGCTTATTCATTAGGTATTAAAGGTGTGTTCCACGGACTTAGGGGTAAGGGCTTACTTATTGAAGGTAGTGGTAAAGGACCTTTCCCTGAAGGTCATATGTGGACTCAACTTCAGTTAGATTCTGGACCTTTCCGTGAGAGAGTTGAGTATATGATTGGTCACGGTCTTCAGGTTATTAACATTAAGAAACAAGAGTTAGTTAACTCAGGTTATAAACCAGTAGAGCAAGTCCTAGACGGTATGGGTAAATGGGGTCTTGTACCTAAGAAAGGGTTTGAAGCTATTGATAAAATAACCTGGAGTCAAGCACATGATAGATTTAAATTAGCTACAGCTTTACTTAAGCAAGAGAAGTTAATGCGTAATGGTATGGATGAAGTCACAGCAGGACGTTTATCAGCTAAGTTCTCTAACGATGCTTATGGTTCTTTAGATTGGGCTGAGTTTGCTGCTAAGTTAACTGAATACGCTGTAGCTAACCCTAATAAACTTAGAGGTAAGATAGCAGGAGCTACAGCTGAGATGTTACCTATTAGACATCGTAAGAAGCTTAACCTGTTCTTATTTGCACCTGACTGGACTATCTCTAACTTACGTATTGTAGGTAGGATGTTCACTATAGGTGGTCATTTACTAGCTAATAAACTACACCGAGGTGATGACGTTGCTTGGAACAGTCCTAAAGGTAAAGAGATGATTGCTGCTTGGAATATGTATGCGGCTTACTCAGCTAGAGCTGCTGTTATTAACTCAGCTCTATGGTGGACAACTATGGAGTTGTTCTCTGATGAAGAGCCTACCTTTGAGAAGTTAGATGACTTCTGGTTTGGACCTGCTTCACATAAGGTTGACTTAGGTGGAGGTGACTCAGTAGTTATATCTAAACAGATTGCTGAGCCTATTCACTGGGTTCAACATCCAATGCACACTTTCTCTAATAAGATGTCTGTAATGCCTAAGACAGTAGCAGAGCTATTTCTTAATAAGAGATGGTTCTCACTTAAGAATGAGATACCTACAGGACCTTCTTTATGGGATAAAGATGGTTCTCACCACGCTCAGTGGTTATTTGGCAAAGTAACACCTATTGTAATCAAGCCGATGTTTCAGTTTGATTTACCTTTAGCAGAACGTATGGAACGTGTATTAACAGGTGGTTTAGGCTTCCCTCAATATACAATTAAAGAATAATTAAACGGAGAAATAAGATGGCATTAGAAGTAAATATTAGTAAGAGTCAAGATGATATGGATGAGCAATTCATTGCTGAATATGTAGCAGCTCATAAATCTGGAGACTTTAAGAGTTTTGCAGAAGATTGGGGGATGTCTGAAGAAGATGCTCATAGTTATGCTATGGAGTTTTCTCCCTTAGAAGATTTATATAAAGAGGAAATAGTATCTGAATGGGAGCCTGATTATTCTAAGACAGCTGAATATGAAGGTACAGGTATTACCTCTGAGTTAATTCCAGGTGAAGGTTTAGTCGCTCCTATTCTTGCTGGTATGGGTGTTGACCCTACTACAGCAGCTGTGATAGGTGCAGTTGCAACTAAGAAACCAGGTATGCTTACTAATAAACTGTTTGCAGGTAAGAAGCTTAAAGCTAATCAGTTAAAGAATAGAGGTGCTGAAGGTCCAGTAGTACAAGGTGCTTCAAGAACTCTTAAAGATAGTAACTTGAGACCTAGTATTAAGAATAAAACAGCTGATAGATATAAATCTATGTCTGATAGAGTTAAGAAGCAGAACGCGACTGCGGTAGCTTTCACTGGTTTAGGTGCTGGTTTAGTGGCTGATAGAATGTTAAAAGGTAATCGTAATGAACAAGGTGACTTCGTTACAGCTGATGATGGTGTTATTTATGGAGACCCAGAGTTAGCTGAAACTGATAATAGTAATGATGAGTATGATTACTACGGTAATCGTAGGGCTGTTACTAAGATTATGAATGACCCTGATGGTTTCTTACAACGTCAAATGCGTAAGAAGTCTACTACAGGTACTACACAACGGTTTACACAGGATGATACAGGTCGTATTGTTGTAGATGATGAAATTGGATTTGAAGAACCTACAGGTCCTGATATGGTTGAGGCAGAAGAGAGACCTGGTTGGCAGAAGAACCCTGGTGCAAACTGGTGGAGTGTTAACTCTAAATCAGATTACTGGCAGACTGATGATGGAGCTGAAGAAGCTTTTGAATTGTATGGTGAGTATCCATCTTGGGTTAAACAACCTGAAGTTCAAGAGTTAGATTGGTCTAGTTGGTTTAAATAATAGGAGAATAATATGGGTATTGCAAGAGGCGTAACCAAAGCAGCTAAGGCAGCTAATAAACAAACAAGAGGTTTACAAGGTAATCGTAACTCTCAGGGTGACTTTATGCCTGAGGATGTACAGATAAAAGGTGTTCAGGATTCAGTTACTCCTGATATTCAGAACTATGTTGATGATGTTAAAGCTCAGATTGATGAGATAGATGCTCAAATTAACAGAGCTAGTGAAGGTAGGGATGATGTAGGTGTTGATACCTCACCAGGTATTGATAGGTTAATTAAAGAAAAGCGTGACCTTTTGATTGACTTAAGAGAAACACTACGTGAGAACGGTATTGAAATGCCAGAGGAATTAAAAGAGATTCTGGCTGATGCTCAGATAGATTCTTTTGACCCTGCTGTGGAGATAGGGACTATGGAAGCAGCTGCTAGAGGCTTTTAGCTAGAACTTAAACCCAGACGAATCTAGACCAGATGTTTTATATTGGTCTAGTAATTCTTTCTCACTACGTTTCTTACATCTTGCTAGGTAATGATTGTAGGCATCATCGTAGCTACCACTGCTACTTCTAGCTACTCTATCTGCGTAATCTTCAGCTAATGCTTCACATAGTTTCTTCTTATTCATCTAATTCCTCCTGAGTGTATTCAATCCTAGGAGTCTCAGAGTAGAACTTTCTACCTCTAATCATTACTATCTGTTTATCGTTCTCGTAATAAGTACCTTCCAGCGAGTCTAGTATTGCTTTAATATAATTATCAATGTCTGCATTGTTATTACAGTATTTACCTTGTTTTGCTAGTCTCTTCTTCTTAGACCAAGACTTTGGTATTTGTACATAGAAGTCTAGCTGAGCGTATATTAGCTTTGTAGAGGGTATGAAGGTAGTATTAGTGAGTGCCATCTCCATGTCTTCCTTGAATTGAGTGTACTTCTTAGGAAAGAAGGTACTCCATCTAGTTACTCTTGCTCTAGATGCTGGAACTGGTGCTACATAAAACACTACTTTCATGTTATTCTCCTCCGAAAGACTTTACTATAACCTATTTCTCCTCAAAGTAATCATAAATCTCAGGAACCTTAGGGTAGTTCTCTACTACAGCTAAGAATCTAGGTCCAGTTGAGTAGGCAAATACCTTA